TAAGTATTGTTAATAGTTATACAGATAAACCATTAAATGATTTATGTTATAATCTTGATATTGAAGATTTAGAATATGCTACGCCAGTTAAAGCAAAGTACGATCCAGATTTATATACATATAAAAAATAAACCATTAGTTGTAATAGACAAATCTCCACCAATAGTTGACATAAAAACATATCTATAGTTGACAGTAAGCTCATAATGTTTACTGATTGTACTAATTTAGTATTTGATTTGTTTTATGATTACAAAAGATGCAGCGTTAGCAAAAAAAGTTACAGACGATTTTTTAGACAACATTAAAGATCTGCCAGAGTGGGTAGAATTATATAAAATAAATCATCACTCGCCTTCCCAACTTAATGCAGCAGACGATATGTGGAGTTATAAATATTTATATCTTACACAAGAACAAAGACGCAAGCTGCCAATTAATTCTAAAATGTTTTGTGGTGTATGCCTTGGCGACATGGGTATCTTAACTTTTGGAAAATATTTATGGGAAAGTAAAATTGGTAAAGGTTTATGTAAAGTAGAGATCCCACCACAAAGAAAAATTTTTGATAAAATTTTAGAAAAATATAATGCTTACGAACCAGTAGATGAAACAGACAAGGCTCAACACGATGTCGGTAGATTAGGTTTAGCAAAATCATTTCAAACTTTAAAAGCTGGATTAAGAGAAATTAATTTAACCTCCCCTATTGAATGTGAGAGATCTGTAGCTTTAACTTTTGATGGCTGCATCCTACCTACAATCGGCAGAATAGATTTTGAAGATGAAAACAATTTTGTTGAAATGAAAACAAAACACAGAAAGAAAAATAGACCCAGAAAAGATGGTACATCAAACTATTCATTACCTAAACTAGATGAGGGTTATCTTGGATGGGAAGAACACGTTAGCCAGGTGGCGTTTTATTATTTTTCAAATAACGAAAAAAAGAAACCACACTTGTTTGTAATGAATGAAGAAGAATATAGAATTTATAGTCCAGATAATTGCGATGATTTAAAACCAGAAAATTTAAAAAAACATCTTAATAAATTAACCATGGTAGCCAGGCGTAGAGAAAGAGTGATGTCTAATCACGCTGGTAAAACTACTTGGCATCAAGATATTGCTCCAGACTTCAACCACTTTTTTTGGAAAGGTATGGGAGAGCATAGAGACATTGCAATGAAACTATGGGGTTTAGAATGAAACAAAATATATCAGTTTTAAATGTGCAGCCGTGGCTGTTAAAAAAGAATTTAGCAAAGACAAGAAATAATTATACTAGCAAAGGTTTAATACGCCTTGTTATAATTACTATTGTAACCTTAGCTCTCTTAGGTGTTAGCTTTGTTAAATATAGCCAGAGTAGTCGTGTAGCGATGCACGATAAAGGTTTTAATACAGCAGTATTCTTTTACCTTCATTCAAGCTCTGGCTATGCAAAGGAGCTGCATGGGTAACGTCATAAATTTAATATCATTAGAAGGTTATCTTAAAACATTAAAAGCAAAAGGTGGTATGTGGGAATTTAAGCCTGGCAAGTGGATTATAAAACATTTGGAAGTAGAAGGATTGGCCCAGCATTATAATATAGAAACCCATATTGATTTAGTACATTGTGATTTAGATAAAGATGTAGCTGTAGTTAAAGCAGCTGCGCTATATAAAACTAAAAAATTTATAACACTTGGAGAAGCCTCTCCTAAAAATAACCAGTTTGATTATCCAGTAGCGATTGCAGAAAAAAGAGCTGTAGATAGAGCTATATTAAAAGCATTAGGTATTCACGGCAACGTCTATTCAGATCAAGAAATGCCAAATGAAAAACAAAATAATAATGAAAATTCAGGGATTAAGTTAGATCATGTAGATGTAATTTTAGAAAGAGTAAAAACTGTAACCCACCAGGCAAATTTAGAGCAGTTAAAAAGTCAGAATAAAAAGTTTTTAACGCAGCTTAAAACACAAAATTTAAAAAGGTACGAAGAAGTAAAAAATGCCTTCTTAAATAGAAACCAGCAATTAACAAAAGGATAAATATATATGGCTGATTTTAAGAAACCACAAGATCCAAACTGGGTGGCTACATTTAGTTTGAAACGTAACGCAGACAAAAATCCGCAAGATCCATCTACTAACAATAGACCAGATCTAGTCTTAACAGATAGCGATAAAATAAATGCTAAAACCAACAAACCTTATAGAAAAAATTTTACTATAGATGATGTTTGGATGGAGGCATCTGCTTATATCCAGGAAGATAAATCTTTAAAGATTACTATCAAGAAAACGGGTACTGGTAACGGAGCCGCAGCTCAACCAGCCTCTCCACCTCTTGAAGAAGCTCCCTGGTAATAAAATATGGAACAATATGGTTTAACTGCAAAGCAACTAAAACTTTTTAAGTTTATTAAAAACTATATTGTCAAAAAAAACGTGTCGCCATCTTACGATGAAATGAAGGTGGCGATAGGTGCTAAATCAAAATGTACGATAGGTGCAAGAATAAGACAACTTGTAGAACGAGGATGGATAAAAAAATTACCAGGAAAAGCAAGAAGCATTCAGATAATAAAGCAATGACCCACGAAGATATATTTAAAGAATTTAATTATGAATGTTTGTCTGAACAAGTTGGTGGATCTCATTATAAAGATTTAAAAGTATCCCCAGCCTATTTTATATGTGAGAATAAACTCTTGTTTGCGGAAGGAAATATAGTAAAATTAGCGTGCAGACATCAAAATAAAAATAAATCTGAAGATATTAAAAAAATAATCCATTACTGCAAAATAATTTTAGAACGAGATTATCCAAATGAACAAGAAGATTGAAAAATTCTGGAACGGAAGCGCAAACTTTACAGCAAGTGAAGTTTTTAATTCTGTTTCTGATGCTGCAAAACAAACTATACCTAGCGATGCAGCAACATATGAAGTTGATGGTAAAACTGTTAGCTTTGAATTCGCTAGAATAAAAGAGGTAAGTAATGATAAATCATTACCAACATCTGACACAACAAATAAGTCAGATCGAGAAGGAACGAAAGTCTCTGAACGCAAAGATCACGAGACTTAAAGTTAAAAACGGGGGAATGTATCCTCCAGGGATTGCGGCTATAAGCAAGACAGCTCACTCAAAATTGATTGCTGTTATTAGTCTGCAAGACCAATTAAGTAAGATACAAGCCTAGTTATCTTACTTTAGAACTACTCTAAACTGATTAAATTCGGATACCCTTCCTACGCCTAAATAAAGATTAGCCAATTTGTCAATTAGGTGTTGACAGATTAGCAACTAATAATTATATCTATTGTATGGCAAAAAACTTGAAAAAAATAAAGTTTGCTACCTACTCTAACCTAGAGACTTACTTCGAAAAAATAATACTTCCCCAAAAAAATAAATCATCAAAAGTTATCGGTAGAACTTTGTTGGTTTGGGATAAGGAAACATCAACTAAAAAAAAGGAGGCTGCTTGATAGTAACATATCAAAAAAATCTTAATACTGGTTACAGCAATCACAAAAAAGATTGCGAGTACAAAGTACCAAAGATCTCTAACAATACAGACAAGGGTAAGTGGTTAAATGCTTTTGTTAGTAAATTTTTTACTGGATCTCATAACTACAACTACGTTGGTAAGATCCATTTAAAATTAAAAACTACTACTTACAAAATGAATAACGATTTGTCTGTCATGGTTGCTTGGTTTAAAAATTTAAAAAAACTTAAACAACATCACTTTGTCGGAGAAGTTTTTAAATCTCAATTATACAAACAACAATACTACGAATTGGAGGCTGCTTAATGGGTTATACTAATTACTGGAAACAACCTACTAATTTTACAGATCAAGAATGGAAAGCTGTAAGACAAGAGTTTAATTACGTTAGAGAAATTGCTGGAGATAAAATAGACGTAGAAGATGCACACGATGTGATTGCCTTTAATGGTGGTACGGGTGGAAATTGTGAAACATTTATTTTATTTAAAGAAGTTTCTACTGAAAAAAAATATCCCGAGCAAGATTTGTCATTTAACTTTTGTAAAACTAGACTTAAAGAATATGACATTTATGTTTGGCACTTATTAACTTTTTGTCAGATGATAAAAACAGACTTTTCAGCATGGAGAGACGCTTGGAGTTGTGAAGTTAAAGAAAAAGATGCTTTTGATACAATCGATCATTTAGAAAAAAGAATGTTACTTAACGAACAGATGGAGGATAATTAGTATATGAAAGTTCAAGTCGTAGAGGAGCCTAGAGCTGGCGGCAAGAAATTAATTGTCCAGGTAGTTTACAAAGTTA